ACACTTTATCTCTTTTACATTTAGATGGAACAAATGGCTCAACTTCTATTCTTGACTCAGCAGTATCTGATCCCTTAGTAGTTACTGGTATAGCAAACATATTCCCTACAGGGTTAGAAGGCACTTCTGCTTTAGGAGCAATTACTACAGATGCAGAAGCAAACGTATCTTTAAATGGAGTCAGAGCTACTTTAGGTAATGTTTCAGTATTGGTTGATGCAGAAGCTACTGTTATTATTACAACAGGAGTAGAAGCAACAAGCACTTTAGGAACGCCAACAACAAAAACGGTTAATAGATTTGGCGTATTAGGATTTGCTGCGACAGCTTCATTGGGGGTAGCAACGGTAGATGCAGAAGCTAATGTAACTTTAACAGGTATCTCAGCTACAGGCGAATTAAGCAATCTAAATGTTTGGGGCTTAATTGACGAGTCTCAAACGCCAAATTGGACAGATGTGGCCGCTTAATTTAATATACAATAACTAAAAAAAAATGGCATAATAAATGCTCAGAGGTGAAAGATGGCAACTTATGTAAATGATTTAAGACTCAAGGAAATCGCTACAGGTGATGAGTCAGGAACTTGGGGAACAAGTACCAATACTAATTTAGAACTTATAGCAGAAGCTTTTGGCTTTGGTACTGAAGATTTTGCAAGTGATGCAGATGATACTCTTACTATTGCAGATGGAGCAACTGATCCTGCTCGTAGTTTATATTTAAAAATTGGAACAACTACCACTTTAACAGCTACTAGAAATTTAACTTTAGCACCTAATACAGTTTCTAAAGTTTGGATTATTGAAAATGCTACCGCTGGTGGCCAATCCATAACAGTTAAACAAGGTTCAGGCACAAGCGTAACAATCGCCAATGGTGATGTTGCAGTTGTTTATTCTGATGGCGGAGGAGCAGGAGCGAATGTCGTAAATGCTTTTACAGATTTACAACTTGCAGGTACTGCCAACGTAGCAGGGCAGCTTACAGCAGGGGGTCTTGCCTATCCAACATCAGACGGTACAAGCGATCAAGTCTTAACAACTGATGGCAGTGGAACATTATCATTCTCCACTATAACTGGAACTACAATCAACGACAACGCTGATAACAGAGTTATAACTGGTAGTGGTACTGCTAATACTCTTAATGGTGAGTCAACACTTATCTATGATGGAAGTAATTTTGGAATTGGAGTTACACCAACACATAACTTCAACCAACAAGCATCAGGTTTAGTAGAAGCTAGGTTTAGGTCAACTGACAATGACTGTTTATTGCAAATAAGTTCAGATACAGACGAAGGCCAAGATTCTAAGTTAGAGTTCTTATCAGGCACATCTGCAAGAGGTTCAATAGTCTATGACCACAACACTACTGCTGGTAGTCAACAAATGCAATTTAAAGTTGGTGATAATGCCCAAACTCCACTTAGAATCAGTGGTGATGCAAAAATTGATATAACAAGCGATGTAAGTGGTGATAAGGCTGCCTTTATGGATGCAGGAACATTACCTGCTGCTGGAACATATTCAAGTCCTACTACAAGTGATGGTGCTGGGGGATTGCTAACTATTTCTATGGTTTCTGATAATTTTGCTCCAAATGACCCTTTGGCAGGTGGAACTCAAGCAATAAACACATATCAATATATACCTCATAGAACTGGAGCTTATAATTCAGTAATTGGAAATATAGGTTCTACCACTAGAGGTTCACAGCATGGAACTATTACTTTTACTGGTACTAATTATACTATTACTAATAACAGTAATAATGCACCATTGTATTATAGAATTCGTCATATGACAGGGTAAAAAAATGAGTAAAACAATAATATCCGAAAATATATTAAAAACAGAAACAAATAAAGAAATTACAAAAAAAGTATCAGACGATGGATTGCATATTTCATTTGATGAGAAAAAAATTACTCTTACAACTAAATTAGTAACTTATGATGATGAGTCAACAGAAACTATTGTAGAAAGAACAGAAAGCGAAATAGACGAACCTGCTCCAGTACCAGAATCTGAGGTTAATACTCAAGAGCCGATGAGAAGATTCAATGGTGTAACTTGGTATTGTTATAATTATGATAACAATTCTTGGGAAGTTGACAGCGACCAAACTGACCACATTACAGTCTTTTTAAATAATTAAAGTGATTCTAAAAGAACATATAGGCATTTGGGAAAATGCTCTTGATAAAGAGATTTGTGAAGACACCATAAAACAATTTGATTACTTTACCAATAAAACTAATCTTAAAGAGTACAGTCAGTTTACACGTAATGGAGAAACTCAATTTAAACACGAAGGAGTACAAGGCAGAAAAGATAAACAGTTGTTTATAGAAAGGATAGACAGTAATCTTCATAATGAAATACAAAAAAAAGTATCAGAATGTTTTGAAGAATATATAGGATTATATCCTTCACTGCTTTCAGATGGATGCATATTATCTAATTTTTATACCAAAATTCAAAAAACTGAAAAGGGCGGGGGTTTCCATGTATGGCATTGTGAAAATGGGTATTTTTACTTTTCTAATAGAGTATGTGCGTGGAGCATTTATCTAAATGATATACCTGCTGAAAATGGTGGAGCAACAGAATTTTTACACCAAAAACTTTCTTTTCAACCAAAGCAAGGAACAGTATTAATTTTTCCAGCAGGATATACTCACACTCACAGAGGTGGATTTCTTACTGGAGATATTCCAAAATATATAGCAACAGGCTGGCTTGAAAAACAAGCACCTATGCAAACACAAGAACGATTAATTGAAGAAATGAAGGATTAATGAGCAAAGAAACTGAAACCGAGGAAAAGTAGCATGGAAGTATTAATACCATTAACAGTAGTAGCAGTAGTGATAGCTTGGTCTATTGAAAGATTTAAGCCTGAACTTTGGAGCAAAATAGTCTCTAAATTTAAAAAATAAGAAAAATAAATTAAATTAGTAATGCATTTTTCTTAGGTAAAAAAATTTTTTATGCTATATTTTAAAAATGATTTACGGGCAGAAAAATCAGTTCTTTTTAATTGGTGTAGCGTTTTTAACGCTCGGTTTTTTGTCGTCAAATGTGCAAGCTGACCCAGTTGGTGATTGCACAGCAGGTACGCAATACTGTGAAGACAATGGGTTAACAACCATCAACACCACAGTTACCACAAACACTAACACCAACAACAACACAAACATAAACACTAACACCAATAACAACACAAACACAAACACCAACACCAACAACAATACAAACATCAACACGAACAATAGCACCAGTAGCTCTTCGTCTAACAATGTAAACACAAACAACAACACCAATGTCAATACTTCGACTTCGACCTCAAATGTAAATTCAACCGTAAATCAAAATGTTACAAATACCTCTAGCTCAACAAGCAACAATGTAAACACAAATAATAATACGAATGTGAATGTTTCTGAGTCTGAGTCAAATGTCGTTACGGACAACACTAATAAAAATATTAATAACTCAACCTCTGATAACACCAACAGAAATATTAACGAATCTAATTCTACTCAAACCATTAATCAAAATGTAAAAAGTAAGGCACCCCCTGCTTCTGCTATTGCACCAAGTATTATGAGCTATTCTCAAGACTTATGTACTGTAGGTAGATCAGGTGCTTTTCAAGGACAGGTGTTTGGTCTTTCAACTGGAAGCACAGTCACAGATGAAAACTGTGAAAGATTAAAACTGTCTAAGTATCTTTACGATACTGGCATGAAAGTGGCTAGTGTGAGCATACTCTGCCAAGACAAAAGAGTATTTAAGGCTATGGAAATGGCAGGCACACCTTGTCCATATAAAGGCAAAATTGGTGACGAGGCAACTCAAGCTTGGTTAAAAAACCCATCAAAAAGACCCGATGCAGACGAAAAAGAAAAAGAATTTATTAGACAATGCACACAAGATGCAAATCCTAACAGAGAAAAAATAAATAAAGATGTGGTTGGGTTAGTAAAAAAAACCTATACAAAAAAAACTAAAACCAACAGACAATGCAAAAAAGAATTTTATGCTACGCAATAGCGTGTCTGTTTAGTGTTACAGCTTTAAGCCAAACAACAGTCACCCTCATTCAAGACAAACCCATTTGGGATTTACGCTTAGAAAATGCTACCAACATGTCAGCAAGTGATGACGGCACATCTCAGGTTTTTAACTTTGGCTTTGACTTTAATTTTTTTGGCGAAACTTTTAACCAAGGTTACATGGCTAGCAATGGTTGTTTAATATTAGGCTCATTATCTACAGCAAGCACATGGGAGAAAAACTGCACACAGTACAATCCTAGCCCATCCCCCAACACCAACTATACAATCTATCCGTTTTGGACTGACCTTATTATGGGAGAAAATTCTTCCATGTTAGCCAAAAGTTTTGATGACAAGGTTATATTTGGTTGGTATGAAATGTGGGAATATTACAGAGATTCAAAAAATACTTTTGAGCTTTGGCTATACCCTAACGATACCTACGAGGCTCGTTATGGCGAGCTAGACATTCAAGACCATGATGTATTTATAGGTATACAAGGCAAAGAAGATGAGTTTGAAACTTATTATTTTCATGATGAGTGCAATACAGGAGTATACAATTCTAAAGAATGTTACAACTATGACTGGAACAGTTCAGACAAAAATCAAAATTTAGAAAACGGTGGCTCTTTATTTGTTGGCGAGGTTATTGATTGTAGCAACCCACTAAATGATGTTAGTTGTGCAGGATATTGGCAAGCTTATGATGATGAACAATGTGACATTGACCCTCAATACTCTCCATCATGCAAAGGCTATAAACAAGAAGAATCCGTAGCTTATTTTCAAGAAGAAGAAATTGATTATGGATATCAAGAAGAACAAAATTACAGCAACCCA